CATACAGTTCCGCCCGATAGTAAGGGAGATAGCGACTAGCGTTGAAGGACTGTTTAAGTGTGTTTCAATATGGTAGCAATACCATAACACGTGGCCATCAGCGTGTATAAAGGCGGCGAGTCTTAAACGAAGTCGGTGACGGGATAGGTAGAACAGTTACTCCGAAAATGTAACGCCGGATTTTGTAACCGGCAACTATATTGAAGCACATTTTGATGCCTATTAGGCAACAGAGTTGATCGCCTGTTGTACGGTGTGTGATGGGTGTGTTTCAATATGGTAATACAATGCACCCATCGTCTATCGGTTAGGACAGTGGACTTTCAATCCGCAAAGACGGGTTCGACTCCCGTTGGGTGTGCCAAGCATATATGGCCTTTGGGTAAGTCATAGACTTTGCCAGGGGTTTTTTACAATGGGGGTATAGCTCAGAGGGAGAGCAAGATGCTTTTAACATCGAGGTCGCAGGTTCAATCCCTGCTGCCCCTACCAACTATAAATAATCCATTCCGGGGTAGTATAATGGCAGTGCGACGGTCTCCAAAACCGTTAGTGGGGGTTCGATTCCCTCCCTCGGAGCCAGTCTTATGCGGCGGTAGTTTAATGGTAGAATGAGAGCCTTCCAAGCTCATGACAAGGGTTCGATTCCCTTTCGCCGCTCCATTTTAAAAGTAGAAAATATGCTAGAGGTATATGACAATTTATTTGAACCAAGATTCCTTATTGACTGCCACATTGCGGCAAGAAATATTAGTTGGCATTATGGCAATAAAAGCGGCTCTAATCAATACCCCTACAATTCTGCTCTAAGTCAAGGTAATCACATCTTTTTAGGAGCCCTGTTATATCATCGTAAAAGTAGATATTATACTGTGAACAATACACCTCCTATTTTTATTGAAGTTTTAGAACATATTGTAAAAGATGTTATCTGCGATCATTCACTAAATCTATATCAAATCGAAGGTAATTTACAATTTTATGGGCAGGCAGGAACCGCTCATCAAGATGTCTACGTAGGTAATGGTAAGGATAGAACTATATTATTTTACCCTAACCTAGAATGGAACGAAACATTGGGCGGGGAGCTAGAGATATTAGATGACCATGATACAATAGTAGAAAGAATACTACCGTTGCCTGGCAGAGTTGTCTACTTCGATTCAACAATTAAACATAGGGCAGTAGATCCTTGTATAGTCAACACACCAAGATTTTCCATAGCTTATAGAATGGAAAAACCTTTTTCAACTGCGGGATAGAGTAACGGAAATTCGTGAGTCTTTGATATAAATAAACATATAGACTAACGAGATAAAAATATGTCCGCAAAAGGTACCACATGGTCTGAAGAACGCAAAAAGGCGTGGTCAGAAAAATGCAAATTAACAAAAGTTAATAACAAAGGCAAAGTAGAATCAACACCTGAAGAAAAAGAATTGAAAAGATTGAAAAGTATCGAATACAATAAAAAATATTGGACAAAGGAACGTAGAGAAGAACAATCTGTCAGAATGAAACAAAAAGTTTTAGAACATCCAGATTCTTATTCTAAAACTAATGTGTCTGGTAGAGTAAAAATGTATGAAGTCAATGATTCTTTCGGGTCAACAAAAGTAAAAGGAACCTGGGAATTAAAGGTAGCAAACTGGCTAAATGATAATAATTTAAGATGGACAAATACTATAGAGCCTTACAAATATTATTGGCAAGAAGGATGGCATTTATATTTTCCAGATTTCCTAATAATAGATAAGGACATCTTAATAGAAGTAAAAGGTTATGAAACAGATAGAGACCATTTTAAGTGGAAATCTGTAGACAAAAAATTAATTATAATAAAAAGAAAAGATATTTCATTATTAGATATTGTATTGACGCAGGGTATAGCAGAGGTAGCTAGTCAGTCTCATAAGCTGGAGGTCGGTGGTTCGAATCCATCCCCTGCAACCAAATAAGGAGATCCTGGTTCGATTCCGGGTCCCGCTTCCACAATATCTGACCGTAGCTCAGCAGGATAGAGCAACGGATTTCTAATCCGTTGGTCGGGGGTTCGAATCCCTCCGGTCAGGCCAAGGTCTAGGATGCGTTCAGCAAATTTTGTACATTAGACTTCTAATCTAACCTGTAAAAAAGCATCCTGTTTTATTCTTGCTCTGTTAGTATAATGGCAATACAGCGGTTTTGTAATCCGTTAATCAGGGTTCGATTCCTTGACAGAGCACCATACATACTCGGATTGGTGAAATGGTATCATTCGTGCTTTGGGAGCATGAGGCGAAAGTTCGATTCTTTCATCCGAGACCAATACCAATTGGGGGTTAGTTAAATGGCATAACACCGGACTTTGACTCCGGTATTATTGGTTCGATTCCAATACCCTCTGCCAATCAATGGTGTCATTAGTGTAGTGGCCTGCACCCTGCTCTGTGAAAGCAGAAGTACCAGATCGATACTGGTATGACACCCCAAGTAATGCCTCTATAGTTAAATGGTATAACAGTCGACTGATAATCGGCCATTCTGCGTTCAATTCGCGGTGGAGGCACCAGTCAACGGAGGGTTAACTAGTCTGGGACTAGCACTGACTTGAAATCAGATGGACTGCTCACGCGGTTGGAGTTCGATTCTGCCAGCCCTCCTCCAACACAGAATATAAGTAATAATGTATTGCGGATATAATTCAGGGGTAGAATGTCACTTTGCCAAAGTGAATGCCGTCGGTTCGAATCCGACTATCCGCTCCAAGTATTGCCCTGGTGGTGAAATGGTAGACACGCTTGCCTTAGGAGCAAGTGCCGAGAGGTGTGGGGGTTCGAATCCCTCTCAGGGCACCAGTAGTAGGAAGGATGGCTGAGAGGCTTAAGGCAGCAGATTGCTAATCTGTCGAGTGGGGTAACCTGCTCCGAGGGTTCGAATCCCTCTCCTTCCACCAAGTATATTCCGGGACGGGCCCAAGGTGAGCCAGCAGACTGTTAATCTGTTCATCAGGTAGGTTCAATTCCTACTCCCGGAGCCAAACAATGGGCTGGTAGTGATAATGGTAGCACAGGGGCTTTGCAAGCCTTTAGTCGGAGTTCGATCCTCCGCCGGTCCACCAAATATGTGAGGGTGCCTGAGAGGCCCAAAGGAACAGTCTGCAAAACTGTAAAGCCATCGGTTCGAATCCGATCCCTCACTCCACACCATCATTAAGGTAAATTATGAATTATAATGTAAAAGATTTCATTGGCGTTTTCGATAATGTTTTGTCTAAAGATTTTTGCCAATCTGCTATAGAACAGTTTGAAAGATTAAAAGCACTTAATAAAACTGTTTCACGAGCAGAACATGATAAAGTTCCTTACATTATAAAAGATAATGAAATGGCATTCACAGATAGACAATCAATACAGGATGATAGCTTATATTATTTTAGCAGATTAGACACAGAGCATTTTTGCCAAATAGCATGGGAATGCTACGACCTTTATGCTAAAGAATATGGTATACTCTTTTCATTACCTAGGCATATTTTCTACGATCATGTCAAAATGCAAAAAACACTGCCAGGCGAAGGATATCATGTTTGGCATTGTGAACATTCTAGTAGATTGAGATCTCCTAGATTACTGCTTGTCATTGCATATCTTAACAATGTAGAGGAAGGTGGAGAAACAGAATTCCTCTACCAATCTAGAAGAATACAACCTAAACAGGGCAGGATTATTATTTGTCCATCAGGCTTTACTCATACTCATAGAGGTAACCCACCTTTACAAGGAGTAAAGTATATAATGAATGGATGGATTGAATACTGTCATGACGTCTAGCCCTTTAAGCTAATCTAGTGAAAGCATACGCCTGAAGAGCGTGGGAGCCTGGAGCATAACCAGGAAAGGGCACCACATTACCACCTTAGCTCAGCAGAATAGAGCACCTGGCTACGAACCAGGGGGTCGGGAGTTTGAATCTCTCAGGTGGTGCCAATTAAAGGAGCACGAAAATGGCTATCATAGTTCTTGCGTTAATTATGGTAGTATTGTATTATATACTACGTAAATACTAAAAATTGTTCGCCAGGATTGGGCGACACATTAGAGGGAGAGTAGTAGTTAGACTTAACGACAAGCGGAGACCCGAAGCCTACGCTAACTCTTAAACGACAGCAACTTTGCGTCCCTGAACAGAATCCCCGGCCCTACGCCGGTTAGAGAGT